CGCCTGCTCGTGGCGCAAGGCTACTGCGACCCGCACGAAAGCGAGGCGCCCAAGCCAGCGCCCAAGGCAGCGCCCAAGCCTAAAGCAACTCCACCCCCAACAGATAACAACGAGGAATAATGGCACAAACCACTGGCATCCTGAATGCGTCGAGCATTCGCTTCTTTACCGGCACCGTAGATGGCACCCACGTAGTGGTCGCCAATGTAACCGAGTGCAGCATCTCTATGACCACCGACGTGCGGGACGTAACCACCAAGACCTCCGGCGGATGGCGCGAAATTCTGCCCGCCCTGCGGTCGGCAAGCGTCAGCGTCAGCGGCTACTTCGCCGAAGACGCCACCAATGGCTTCAACGCTTTGGTCGACTACCAAATTGCAGGCACACTGGTGTATGCAACGTTCAGCAACGTGGGCAGCGGAGCGACCCCGAACATTGGCGACGAAGAGTTCGACATCAAAGGGTATATCACGAGCATCGAGCAGAGCGCCGGGTTTGAAGACAACGTCACCTGGTCGCTGACCATGGACTTGACCGGCGCCGTTGTACGTGAGGTCATTGCCTAATGGAAGTACAAATCCAAGGCACGACCTACCCGCTGCGCGCATCGATGGGCGCATGGCGCAAGTTCGAAACGGCGACCGGCGTACGAGTGGCAAGCATCGGCACCGATGACGTCACGCGCATCCCGGAGTTGGCTTACTACCTTATCCAAAGCGGGTGCAAGGCCAGCGGCATGAAGTTCGAACTGACCGTTGACGAGTTCCTCGACCTCGTGGAAATCGAAGACGTGCAAGCCATCAGCGAGGCAGTCGCCGGGCTGCTTGGCGGCAGCGGCAAAGGCCAAAAAAAAAGTCAGGCAAAGCCCTGACGTGGGATGAAATTGAAGAGATGGGGTTGGGCCAATTAGGCCTGACCCCTTCTTTGCTTTACGACCTTACGTTCCGGGAGTTCAGCAACGCCATGGCCGGGCGGCACCACGAGATTGAAATGCGCGAGCGCAGCGAATGGGAGCGCACGCGTTGGCTCGCCTGTCTGCTGCTCAACCCCCACACCAAAAAGCGGCTGAAGCCCACAGACCTTGCCACGTTTGAGTGGGAGAAGAAGGCCAAGACCGCCGTCGATGGCAGTGCTATCTTGCGGCAAATAGCTGGACATGGCAAAATTAGGTGACCTCATTGTCAAGATTGGAGCGGACACGCGATCGCTCAACACCGAACTTGGCAAGATTCAGCGGAAAATAAAGAACACCGCCGACAACATCCAAGGGTTGGGCCAGTCCATGAGCATGGGCTTGACGCTGCCCGTGGCCGGGCTTGGGCTTGCAGCCGTCAAGGCGGCCGCTGACCTGCAAACGATGGAGACGCAGTTCGTTTCGCTCACCGGCGGAGCGGAGCAGGCCGGGCAAATGGTGGACAAACTGAACCAGTTTGCAGCCGCCACCCCCTACGAAATCGAAGGCATCGCCAGCGCGGCGCGTCAGTTGATTGCCGCTGGTACCGACGTCAATGACGTTACCAACCAACTGCAGTACCTCGGCGACATCGCCGCCGTGTCGGGCGTGCCTATCGAAGAGATGGCCAGCATCTTTGCCAAGGTGCAAGCCAAGGGCAAGGTGGAGTTGGAAAACCTGAACCAACTGGCCGAGCGAGGCATCCCCATCTTCACGATGCTGTCAGAGGCCACCGGCCTGCTGCCTTCCGAACTTGGAGCAGGCGCCGTCTCGGTCGACCTGTTCAATCAGACGCTGATGTCCATGGCGCAGGAGGGCGGGTTCGCTTTCGGGGCCATGGAGAACTTGTCGCAAACCGCGGCCGGTAAGTTTAGTACGGCGATGGACGGGCTGAAGATGGCCGCCGCTTCGCTTGGTGAGGTGCTGCTGCCCATCGCCACCGCCGTGATTGACAAGGTCACCGAACTGGCAGCCAAGTTCGAGGCGCTGGACATGGGCACCAAGAAAATGCTTGTGGTATTCGGTGCCATTGCGGGCGCCATCGGACCCGCGCTCATCGGTTTCGCGTTGGTATCCAAGGGCATGGTGGCGATACAAAACGCGGCGTCTTTGGCGATGAAGGGTATTCAGCTGATGAACGCCTCGCTGCTCACCAACCCCTACACCGCCATTGCCGTGGCGGTCGCCGCGTTGGTTGCGCTCATCATCACCAACTGGGACGAAATCAAGGCGTACTTCACCGACGGGGACGGCTCCAAATTGTGGGATGAACTGGTTGCCACATTTGACGCGGCGGTAGCCTACATCAAAGAACTGTGGTCGTTTTTCTTGGAGTTTTTGGAGGCGTTTTGGGATAGGTTCGGCGGCAGCATTATGACCACCATCGACACCGTTATGGACACCGTGATGGGCATCGTCCGGGGCGCGCTCGGATTTCTTAAGGGCATATTCTCGGCAGGCACGGCGCTGCTCAAGGGCGATTGGGATGGCTTCTTGACCGGCATTATTGACGCCACGGTTTCAATCATGCAGGCCATTGTGAACACCTTCCTCGGCGGGGTGCGGCAACTGGCCAACGGCGTCGACACGCTGCTCAACGCGGTAGGCATCGACAGCGCGGTCGGCCCGTGGATTGAAGGCCTCCAGTCAAAGGCATACGAATACTTCGACAGCATCAAGAGCGGGGCGGACACCGCCAAGGATAGCGTCGATGACATGAACAATGCGGTGCAAGATGTCGACACCCTGCCGCCTGTACCCGTCACGCCCAAGCCCACAATGGGCAAGGGCAAGGGCAAAGGCAAGGGCACAGCCAAAAGCAGCGAGGACGAAGAGATAGACGCGGACGCATTCAAGACCACCTTTGATGACCTTATCCGGCCAGTGGAGACCAAGGCCATGGCAACGGCGGCGTTCATTGCCGCGCTGCCCGACACGCTGGATCTGGAGGAAATTGCCGAGCCGTTGGACGAGGTGTTCGATGACGTCGGGTTTGACCAAGTGATGTTTGACCAGTTCGTGGCAGCGGAGCAGGCGGCAATGGTGTTCAAGGACAACATGGCCAACATCATGGCCGACATTGCCACCAACGCCACGGCATTGGGCGGTCAGTTCGGCGCAGCCTTTGGCCAGCTGCTCACCGGGGCAGAGGGCGGCGAGGAAGCCATGGCGTCCTTTGCATCGTCAGCCCTTGACGCAGGCTTCCAAGCAGCGACCGCGCTTGCCATCAACGCAGCCGGGCAGACGGCAGCAGCGGCAGGGCCGGGCGCAGCGATTGCCCTGCCCATCCTAATCACGGCGGGCATGGCGCTCATCCGCTCCACCTTCCAAGGCATCACCGGGTTCGCGGACGGCGGCATCATCAGCGGCCCAACAATGGGTCTTGTGGGCGAATACCCTGGCGCAAAGTCCAACCCGGAAGTCATCGCCCCGCTGGACAAGTTGCGGTCAATGATTAGCGACGTCAGCGGCGGCGGCCACGTAGTGGTCACCGGCCGCATCAGTGGGCGGGACATCTTAATTTCGAACGAGCGCACATCGCGCGACGCCAAACGTTTCAGATAATGGCAATTAGATATTACGCCCAGTTCGAAGACCTGCACGGCACGGAGTTCAGCATCAACATCTACGACAGTGCCTACTCCGGGTCGTCCCCGTTCGAGTTTAACGTGGGGTCGGAGGGCTTCCGCCTTGAGTACGAGATGGAGGACAAGTTCACGGCCATCTGCCCTAGCACTGTCATCGTGCCGATGTTATTGCAAAACAATAACGACGCGGCGCTGCTGACCAACCTCGTGAGCAGCGTGGAGGGGCGTTACATTTTGGAGATACGCAGCGGCGGGTCGACCTACGCCAACGGCCACGTCTATTGGCGCGGCATCATCTTGCCGGAGTTCATCGAGGTGGAGGACGAGGCCTACCCGCAGCTGGTCGAACTGCGGGCGATGGATGATCTGTCGAACCTGCGCACCATTGACTACCTACAAAGCCCGGAGGGCACGGGCTACGCCTACACCAAGGGCCACCTTGCCAACTGCCTGAACCTGCTGCGGCAATGGAGCATTACCGCCGACACCGACCGGTTCTTATTTGTCGAGGCGCTGGAAGCCTACGACAATGACGCCG